GTGGTTCATTAGTTTCAGGTTCATCAAATAATATTAGATGGCAAATTACTAACAGAGATACATCATCTGGTACTTTTAGTTTGTTAATTAGACAAGGTGATGACAATGCAAATACTCCTATTGTTCTGGAAACTTGGACTAATTTGTCAATGGATCCAACGGCTCCTAATTATGTGTCTAGAATAGTTGGTGATCAATATAGAGAATATAATTCAACTGACAACCAAATTGTAGTAAACGGAACTTATCCTAACAATTCAAGATATGTTTATGTATCAAGTGTATTAACTCCAACCCCATTATATTTTGATAATAATGGTTTAGCTAAAGCATCATTTACAGGTTCAATTCCTTTAAATAGTAGTGGTTCATTTGGAGCAGCTACTGGTACTTTATTTATAGGTTCAGCAGATTATTATAATAATATAGACTCAGCAACGACCGCACCTCAAGGTATATCAGCAAGTGCTTACACTAATATGATTAATTTGTTGGGAAATATCGATGATTATAGATTTAATGTATTATTAACTCCAGGTTTATTTTCCTCAACAGCTAATTTAGGTTCATCACAAGTAACTACAGCCATTAATAATACCCAAGTCAGAGGAGATTCAATTTACGTAACAGATTTAGTACCTTATAGTTCAAGTATTAACGATGTAATTACTCAAGCAAATTCTAAAAATACTTCATACGCTGCTACTTATTGGCCTTGGTTACAAACTATCGACCCAGATTCAGCCCAACTAGTATGGGTACCGGCTTCAACTATGGTAGGTGGAGTTTATGCATATAATGATAATGTAAGTGAACCATGGTTTGCACCTGCTGGTATTAATAGAGGAGGTTTAGGTAGTGTAGTAAGAGCTGAAAAGAAATTATCTCAAAGCAATCGTGATGCTTTATACACAAATAAAGTTAACCCAATTGCAACATTCCCTGGAACAGGAGTTGTAGTATATGGACAAAAAACATTACAAACTAAAGCATCTGCACTTGACCGTGTAAACGTTCGTAGATTATTAATTCAACTTAAGTCTTATATTTCTCAAGTAGCTCAAAACTTAGTGTTTGAACAAAACAGTATAGCTACAAGAAATCAATTTTTAAGTCAAGTTAACCCATACTTAGAATCAGTACAACAAAGACAAGGTTTGTACGCGTTTAAGGTAATCATGGATGATAGTAATAATACGGCTGATGTAATAGATAGAAACCAAATGGTAGGTCAAATTTATATTCAACCTACTAAGACTGCTGAATTCATTTACTTGGATTTCAACATCTTGCCAACTGGAGCAGTTTTCCCAGCATAATTAACAAATAAAATATAATATAAGAAAGGGAACCAAATATGGTTCCTTTTTTTATTTATATATTGTATACCCATTTTAAATTACCTGAATCCCACACTCTTCTCCACCCATTATTTAACATATTTTCATATTCAGTTTTAATGGGATCAAATTCATTTAATAATTTATGGAGTTTATGTTTTTGACAAGACATTCTATTTAGAATTTTATTATCCTTCCAATATATGTAAGAAGGAGATGTATTTTTTACAAATGTAAATCCTAACTTTTCATATAATTTTCCTTTAAAAAATCTTTTATCTGCAAAACTTACAACGGGTAATTTATTAGGATTATGGTTTTTAATAAAATATTTAAACAGTTTAGAGGCACCTCCCACAACATTAGTATTTAATAAATTACAAAATCTAACCATCTCTAATTCATTTGAATCTTTTTTAAACCTATTTTTAGAAAATGTCATAAGGGATACTAATTCCTCCCCATTAAACAAACCTAAATTAATAGATGAATGTGTGTATCCTTGTATATGATTATTATCTAAAAAATCCCTAACTATTTTAGTATCTTTTATTTCTTTTATTATACATTTTCTGGCAAAAAAACGATTATTAATTTTATTAATTTTATTCAATATTATAGACTGAATAATTGGTTTTTTAAATATCCATTCATAATCTAAAATATGAATTAAATCAATTCCTTTTTCATCACATTTGGTGGTTTTATATAAATGATAATCCTTATATTTACCCATAGACTCAGAATGCCAATAAACCCCATTTATTTCAATAGCCATATTAATGTGGGGAATGTAAATATCTAATTCAAGTCTATTAGATAATATGTCTCGTCTATTTAAACATATTTCATCATTGGAAAAATAATTAGATAAAAACACTCTTAACTCATCTTCAATCAATGAATATCCCTTATAATCAGAACAATTACATGATGGTAAATAACCATTACTTAAGAATACATCTGTAATCTCTGAACATTTATCACACTGAAATTGGAATTTATTTTTAAATGCGTGGTTTAATTTATTATCTTCCAAATATTGTTTAGTGAATAAAGGTTTCATTCCTGTAGACTCATGATAGTTAATTAATTTTTCCCATTTTATATTAACAAAATTATTTCTGGATATTTCTCTTCCTTTTAGAGTTTTAGATATTTTATCTCCTACTACATCATTTTTACTAGCAACATCAACTCCATATTTTTCAAATATAGTATTATTAGCTTTATCTTTAAATTCTTTTACTAAAAATGGATTTTCTACTCCATATTTTATTTTTAAATTTTGTTTATATTTATCTTGTACTTGCTGTGATTTAAAAGCTATCTCATTACCGTATTTTTCCAAACAAGTTTCTTTTCTCTTTTCTAACCATAATTTATCTTTTCCTTTATATTGTTGAGCACAAGGAGTTGAGCAAAATATTTTTTTAGATGACGGTAAATCTAAAAATTCTTTACTACAATTTTTACATGTTATTTCTTTTTTAGTAGATAAGGGTCTAGCCATAGTTTATATTTTTGGGTTTAAATGATGTTACGTTAATAAATATATGATTTTCTATTAAAAAACCCAACATATATTATATTTATACTTGAAAAACAAATTAAATAAAAAACCATGGCAGTATTAGATCCAAACGAGATATTCTTTACGGCTTTCGAACCAAAACAGGCGAACCGCTTTATCATGTATATTGACGGTATACCAGCGTATGAGATTAAAGGTGTTAGTGCAGTCACGTTAACCCAAGGTACTGTACCTTTAAATCATATTAATGTACAACGTTTTGTAAAAGGTAAAACTACTTGGAGTCCTATCACATTTACATTATTTGATCCTATCACTCCTTCAGGTGCGCAGGCAGTAATAGAATGGGTACGTTTACACCACGAATCAGTAACAGGACGTGATGGTTATAGTGATTTCTACAAGAAAGACTTAACATTCGACGTATTAGGACCAGTAGGTGATATCGTATCAGAATGGATTATTAAAGGTGCATTAATTACCTCAGCAAACTTTGGAGATTACAACTGGGATACTGAAAATACAGCAGTAAATTTAACTATGGAAGTACAACCAGATTATTGTGTATTGAATTTCTGAGGTGTTAATTATCAACGCTCTATAAAAATTCGATTAAAAACATTACAATCGAATTGTATTTTAAACCCTCTCGTAATATCTATAATAAACGAGAGGGTTTCTTTATGGAAAAATGTCATTATTATAACATAGCAAGAAAAAAATAAAATTAATACTTTTAAAGTAACTTAAAGAAAGCTCGCATTTTTTGCGAGCTTCTTTTTTTCTTATATATTTATATAGGACAAATAAAGTTATAACAAAATAAAAATTATGGAAGAAAACAAATTTAAATTCCCTACAGAAACTGTAGAATTACCTTCAAAAGGTTTAGTGTATCCTGAAGGACATCCATTAAGGAGCGGTAAAGTAGAAATGAAATACATGACTGCAAAAGAAGAAGACATTTTATCTAATCAAAATTTTATTTCAAAAGGTATTGTATTAGATAAATTACTAGAAGCTTTAACATTAAATAAATTTGATATTAAAGATATTGTAACTGGAGATAAAAATGCTATTTTAGTAGCATCTCGTATTTTAGGTTATGGTAAAGATTATTCTTTTACTTATGATAAAAAAGAATATACTATTGATTTAAGTAAAATTGAAAATAAAAAATTTGACGAATCATCAGTTTCACCTAACGGTACATTTATTTTTACCCTCCCAAATTCAGGAACAGTAGTAGAGTTTAAAATTTTAACAGCTAAAGATGAAGAATTAATTCAACAAGAAATTGAAGGTCTTAAAAAAATTAATAAAGAATCATCCTCAGGTATTACAACACGTTTAAAATATCAAATAGTTGCTGTTGATGAAAAAACAGATAAATCATCAGTAAAAGAATTTGTTGAATCTTATTTACTAGCATCAGATTCAAGAGCACTTCGTTCTTATATAAAAAATATTTCTCCTGATATTAATTTAACACAAAAAATTTCTATAAACGGTATTGAGGAGGATATCGATATCCCAATTAATCTTAACTTTTTTTGGCCTGACATTTAAAAATGTTGTTGAATTTAGACTATCAGTTTTTAATCAAATTCATGAAATAGTTTTTCATGGTAAAGGAGGGTATGATTATGATACTATTTATAACATGCCTATATGGTTAAGAAATTATACATTCAATAAAATTAAAGATTGGTATTCTGAATCTAATAAGCAACAAAATAATGAAGAAACTTGGGTAAAAGGTAAAGTTAAAGAACAAGTAAAAAATACAACAATATCAACCCCTTCTTATGTTACAAAGGCATCTAAAAAATGATGCCTTTTAATATTTATTAACATATGGCAAAGAAAGAACTTGATCTTAAGGATATTGAAAAAAAAGCAAAAGAGACTGCTGAGATAGTCGAAGATGCTCTTCGAAATATATCATCACAAATTGGTGAAATATTTCAAGATGCTCTTGATACAACATCAAGTTTTAGTAAAACCCTAACTAATGATATTACTAAAGGGATTAATAATCTAGCTAAAACAAGTACAACCTTATTAAACAACCAAGAAAAATTAAGCTCAGGTAGTTTAACTAGAAGTCAAGTTGAAAAACAAATAGCAGAACGTACATTTAAAGTAGCAGCTCTTCAACAACAAATCAACATTGCTAAAAAAGCAGGTTTAATAACAGATGAAGAAGCAAATGAGCAATTAGGTCAAGCTTTATTGTATGAAAAAGAATTTATTGATGATCTAAATAAACAAGCTGATTTAGCCGATAAATTTAATAAAAAATTAGGAGTAACAGGGGCAGCTATAAAGGGGTTAAATAAAATTCCTATTTTAGGCAGTCTTATAAATGCTGAAACAGTTTTAGCTAGAATACAAAAGAAAACAGCTGAAGAAGGTTCAACAAAATTTGATGTATTTAAAGAAGGAGTTAAAGGTGTCGGTTCATCAATGAAAGACAATTTAACAGACCCATCAGTATTAATGGGTGGTGGTTTTTCAATTTTAGCCAAAGTAATTCAGTTTTTCATTGATGCTATGTTTGCTGCTGATAAACAAGTTACAGATATAGCTCATAATTTTAATATAGTTAAAGAAGATGCCGCTGATACTAGGGATAGGTTTTTTGAAATAAAAGAGGAAGCTGGTAAATTTGGAGAAATTCAAGAAGGAAATACTTTACTTCAAAAAGATTTAGTAAAATATAACATGGAGCTTAATGAAGCTCTAGGAACTTCTATTGATTTATCATCAAATTTAGGAGAAGAAGGAAAAGAAATTGCAGTTCAATTTGCTAATGCCTCTAAATTTTTAAAATTAGGAGCAGATGAACAAAAAGGATTAATAGAATCAACAGCCATAACAGGTCAAAACATAGATGACACCACAAAAAATATATTAGGAACAGTCCGCTTAAGAAAATTAGAATCTGGTGTTTTATTAGATGAAAGAAAAATATTAAAAGATGTACTAACAGCAAGTAATGCTATTAAATTATCTGTAAAAGGTGGAGCTGAAGGATTAACAAATGCTGCAATGGCTGCTGCTAAATTAGGTAGTGATTTAGGTAAAGTAACTGAAATGTCCAATAGCTTCTTAAACTTTGAAGAATCCATTTCAGCAGAACTGGAAGCTGAATTACTAACAGGTAAAGATTTAAATCTTGAAACTGCTAGAAGAGCTGCTTTAAATGGTGATATAGAAACAGCAGCTAAAGAAATTAATAAACAAATAGGTACTTCTGTTGATTTTTCTAACATGAATGTTATTCAACAAGAAGCTTTAGCTAAAGCTATGGGTACATCTCGTGGAGAATTAGCGGATATGTTAGTTAAACAAGAAAGTCTTAATAGTTTAAAAGGTACATTCAATGCTTTAAGTAAACAACAGCTTGAAACTATGAAAACCTCTGGTAAAATTGATGAAGCTACTTTTCAAAACTTATCAAAAGGTAAAGCATCCGCAGGTGAATACTATGCTGCTTTAAAACAAGCTGGATTATCTACTGAAGATCTTACCAAGAATTTAGGAGAAGTATCTCTTAAAGCATTAGAATCCCAATCAGCTCAAGATAAATTTAATGAAACTTTAGAAAACATAAAAGAATCATTTTCAAAAGCATTTACTGGTGAAACCATAGATAAATTTGCTAATCTATTAGCAGATTTTATTAAAAGATGGTCACAAGATGGGTTATTTTCAGCTATATTTTCTAGTGGTGGGAAAGCTCCCACTCCGGAAGAAAAAATGGCTAATACACCCTCAGAGGAAGCAAGTGATTTTATTTCTCGCCCTGGACAACCAATCCAAAAATTCAGAAAAGATGATATTATAATGGGTGGTACTAGTTTAGGTGGAGGTGGAAATGGAGAAATAACAGCATTGCTTAAAGAACTCGTAGCAGCAGTAAAAGCAGGAGGAAATGTATACTTAGACGGAACAAAAGTAGGTACAGCTATGAATGTAAGTACATATAGAGTTCAATAATTTAATATTTATAATAAAAATAACACAACAATGGGACTATTAGATAAACTAAAAACAGCAGGTTCAGTATTGACTGATTTAGATGGTAAAACACCTAAAGCATATGATGGTATTTCACAATATCAAAAAGGTTTAACCAAATCACAATTAGATTTAGAGGGAACAACCCCAATCGGGTATGACAGAATGTCACAATACCAAAAAGGTTTAGCTACATCTCAGTTAGATTTAGACGGCAAAACCCCAGAAAGATATTTAGATAATTTGCCTGAATAATGCCTCTATTACAGATACTTACTGACCCAAAAAATTTCAAATTCTATTCAGGAGGAAAGGGATATGTCTCTACTTCAAATTCTTTTGGTCAAAAAAGTATTCCATATGGAAAAGACACTCAAGGAGCAGGAAATAGTGGACAGCCATATATACAAACACCTATCCCAGATAGCTTTAATGATTTAGGATCACGTGAGGATTTTATTTTACGAGGTGGAATAAATGCTGCTAAAGATTCTTTAACAGATATTAAACGTTTAGGAAAAATGTTTATTGATACGAAGTCACCTAACGGGTTACTTTTTATTGCTAAACAACAATTATTATCTCGTACAGCAGTTCGTACACAAACAAGTGGTATATTAAATGAAGGTATATATTCTCCGTTAAACACATTAGCACAAGCAGGTGTAATAGCTGGTGGTTATCATTTAAATAAACAAGGCATTAATCCATTCGCGGATACAGGAGCATACGCTAATAACGATGCTTTATATAATTCTAAAGTAAATAAATTTAAACCTTTAGATGAAAATAGATTATACCAATTAACTAAAGCAGGTGTAGAAAATAAACCTGTTGATTTTGATGGTAGAAAAGTAATACTTAATAATGGTTTAGTCAATGTAATGACTTATACTGGTGGTCCTGGCTCTAGATTAGGAGTAGGAAATACAGCTATAAAATATTCAAAGTCATCACAAACCCCATTAACTAAATTCCCAGCTGCTGTTAATTTTACAACTAGTGAAACTTCATTAGGACAAAATGATTGGGCTTTTAGTTCCCAATTAATTGAACAACAACCAGATACTACAGCTTTAAATGGTTCTTCAAATCCTAAAATTAAGGATTTTAGAAAAATATTAAGAGAAAAATTAGGTGAAACTACAACAAATGGTAAAACAGCTACAGATAGTGGTGCAACATCTTTATCTCAAGACTATAGTATTGGTGGTGCTGCTAACTTTACTCAACGAGTAAATATTGGAGATCCAGGACAAAGAGGAGCAAAAAGTTACGCTGATTATTCTAAAGGTGTATCATATGGTAATAGAGATATTCCTCAAATAGGTTCTTATTCTCTTGGTTTAGATAAAATAAATTCATTACCTATATATAGAAGTCAAAATGTATCTACAGATGATGTAATAAATGATTTTGTAAAATTTAGAATTGCTGTTATTGATAATGATGCTCCTAATTTTAAAACATTTATGCATTTTAGAGCATTTTTAGGACCTATATCAGATTCATATAATGCTAACTGGAATAGTTTTCAATATCTTGGTAGAGGTGAAAACTTCTACACTTATGGTGGGTTTACTAGACAAATCTCATTATCATGGACCGTTGCTGCTCAATCAAAGCAGGAACTTATTCCAATGTATAAAAAATTAAATTATCTTGCTTCAACATTAGCCCCAGACTATAGTCCAAATGGTTATATGAGAGGCAATTTAGTACAGTTAACAATTGGAGGTTATTTATATGAACAACCTGGTTTTATAACTGGATTAACATATGAAATGGGTGAAGATAGCCCATGGGAAATAGGAATTGGAACAGCTCCAGGATCCGAAGATGGAACGGTAAAAGAATTAACTCAAATTATTAGAGTTACAGGATTTAACTTTACACCAATCCAAAATTTCATTCCAAGACTTCAAGATAATTCATTTGGAACTGATGCTACAGGATTTGCTGAAACTTATGGACCAGAAAGATTTATAGCATTAGCAAATGGTCCTAGGGATAAAGATAATAATTATAACTCCCCGGATACTTCAACAACATCATCCATTACACCTTAATTAATGAATAGATATCAAAACATACCAAAAATAAAAATTGATGGAAAACTTGTATATCAAACATCAAGATATCCTGAAGTGCCTTTATCTTCAAATGATATCTATGTTTATACTACTCAAGGAGATAGATTTGACATATTAGCACAACAATATTATAAAGATAGTTCTTTATGGTGGGTTATTTCAATTGCTAATAATGATTTAAACCAAAGTACATTAGTAATTCCTGAAGGAATCCAAATAAGAATTCCTTCAACTTATGCAAATGTTGTAAGAGATTTTAACATATTAAACGCCTAAAATATGGGTAATATAATAGGAGAAGGTTTTGATTCAAAAATAATAGACCAAATAAAAGTTCGTCAAAAAATCTACGGTTCTAAAAACAGAACCAATGAACAATTATCTTATTTAAATGCTAGAACAGGTTGGTGTAAATTGGTTTCTTCTGTTGATATTGAAAATGCCAATGATCCTAATCTTAGAGGTATAAAAGTACAACCGGGAGATAATTCATATGAATTTGCTTCTCAATTTGTATTATTTAATGGTACTACAAATGAATCACCAACTAGAGGAGTTGAAGAAACTTATCAAAAAGGTGGGGTGTGGCCTGGAACTGGTGAATATAATGATTATGCTTATGGTGTAGGAGGTACATCATTTGGTCTAAGACCAATGCCCGGTATTATTCAAGCTACTACTAAAAATGAAAACCGAGGTTCCTTAAGAACATCTGAAATTGTTATTAAAGCTCATAGTAAAGAACAATTTGATATAATTGATTTATTATATCTTCGATTAGGATTTACTATGTTACTAGAATGGGGTAATAGTTCTTATTTTGATAATAGTGAAGAATATATAAAAGACAATCCTTATAGCTTAGCAGATGATTTCCTTTTAGGAAAAATAAAATACGAAAATTTTCCTCAAAAAATTAGAGATAAAATATTAGAATCTAACGGTAATTATGATGCTGTTATAGGTAAAGTAGTTAATTTTACTTGGAATTTTGATAGAAATGGAACTTATAATATAACCCTTAAATTACGTAGTATGGGAGACGTAATTGAATCCCTAACAACTAATGTTGTCCTCCCAGGAAAAACTAAAAAAAATCCTGATTTTTTAAAAAAGAATGAAGAAGAATCATTTTATGATCAATATAAAAATTCATACAATATATATGAATATGCAGCAGCTCCATTACCATCAGATGAAAAAGATGAATCTCAATTATTTATTAAATCTCAAGCTAATGTTCATTCATTAGGAACTTATTTATTTCGAAACCAACAACTATTTAAAGGATTGACAATTCTTACTGAAAATAGACCAGAATACACTGGATATGATGATACTTCAACTCATGTAGCTTTTTTAAAACAAGAATACAAAGGAGAAGTAGCAGAGAATCAATATTATATTAAGTTAGCAACTTTGTTGGGTTGGATCCAGGACAATATAATTCCTTACATAGATGATCCTGAGGTAAAAATGTTAAAAATAAATAATAGAGTAAAAGATAACATTATTTATTTACAAGACAAACAAGTAAGTACTGATCCTCGTGTCTTAATTTTTAAATCCCAATTTACACTTTCAAATGGAGATGTATCTACATTTGCTCAAAAAGGAGATGATTTCCGTGTTACTGAACCTAAAACATTGAAATACAAATATGGTTATATAATGAATTCATATTTTAATATGACCTATGTTCTAGGGAAAATGCAGAGTTTAATTAATTCATCCAACGGTAAAGTTGCATTATTAGACTTTTTAAATTCATTAGCATATGGTTGGAATCAATCAACAGGATATTTCAATGAATTAGAATTTATTGTATATGATGATGTTGAAATAAGAATAATTGATAAAACCTCAGTACCTGAAAAAGAATCATTTTTAAAAAACAACAATTTAGCTGAATTTGATGTATATGGTTATTATGATATAGATAGTGCTACACCACATAGTGGATTTATCCGGGATATAAATTTTACCACTACAGTATCCCCTAATTTAGCTACTATGTTAACTATAGGAGCTCAATCAAATGGATATATTGTTGGTCAAGATGCTACAGCATTATCTCGAATGAACAGTGGATTAAAAGATAGATTTAAACCGACTACTTATACTTCAACTGCCCAGAAAAACCAAGAATACACAGCTGAGTCTTTACAAGAAGAATATCAAGAACAAATTGATGCATTTAATACATACTTAAGAGAATTAGGATCTGTAAATGGAAGTACACCAATATGGAATACAACAGCAATTGATGCTTGGAATAGTGCTGCTCGTACTTTTTATGAATATGATCAAGCATCACAAACTATAGGAGAAACCAAAATAAACAAATTTTCATCTTCCCCAAATAATGGATTTTTACCCTTTGATTTATCCATAACAATGGATGGACTTTCAGGTATGAAAATATACCAAAAATTTATTATTGATACTAGATATTTACCATCCAATTATCCAAAATCATTAGAATTTATTATTAAAGGTATTAATCATAGTATCTCAGGAAATGAATGGGTAACTCAAATTGAATCCTTAGCTATTCCTAAAAACCCATATGGTTCAATCCCAGGAAAAAATGCTGTGGAAAAAGCAACCCAAACCAATAAAATCACATTCACCGTTTCAACAACAGTAGGACCTACACCGAACGCTGATAGATTAAGAGCAATTTTAAAAAGTTTAGGGTACCGTGAAAAAAGAAAACAAATATCTGATGCTGGAGATATAACACCTGGTTTAGTAGACTATGCTGCTTCAGTATTTAAAGAAATTAAAAAACAACTTCCATTCGTAACAATCACAGTAACTGGAGGTAATGATAAAACCCATCAAATAAAAAACCCCACATCATCACACACTGCTGGAAAGGGATTGGATTTTACAATCTCACCAGAATTTTCCCTACAATCAGTTTCAAATCCTACTGGAATTAATAGAGATGTAGTTGATAAAATATTAGGTGGATTTGCTGCTGGTAATCAAAATAAAGCTGTTAGCTTTATTAATGAGTACGATTACCCATCCAAAAATTCAACAGCAGGTCATTTCCATATCAGAATAGGTGGAATTGAAAGTCCCAGAATATACCAATTTATAGATCAAGCAAATAAAGGAACATTAAAAACATACCTTATAACCCCAACAGCATAAAAATGTATTACCCAAAATCCCAAATTAAAACCAATTTATATACTAATGGGGATGAATATGTTATTGAATCAACACAATCCTCCTATATAGGGTATTATTACTTAACAAGTACAGGAGTAGCATATACTGGAAGAACACCTGATGATAGACCAAACCAAAAACTAATTAAAATAGAATCAATATCTAATGATGTAGACACACCCCCAATAAATCAAAACACAACTTCTACTATTCTTTCTTCTGATAACCCAGAAGCATTAGATGGAGTAACTTTTTCTAATTATACATCGGTTCTGAATTATGCTCAATTAAAGAATATAAACACATACAATCCTCCAACACAATTCCTTCCATACTATTCACCCACTCTCCCAACCCAACAAGATTACCAAAACGGAGAATTTCAAAGATATTTTTGTAAAAAAACAAACGAAATACAATATATCGAAATTAATCTAGATCAATTTAGTAAATTAGTAGCTAAAGATCCACAAATTGAATTTTCATTGTACCAACCATTTACTATAACATGGATATTAACAGGTACTGAAGAAAATGTAGCTAAAACAAATCGAAATATAGTTGAATTAGCATCTAAAAGACAAAAATTACCTAAATTTGCTGATTATCTTAAATTTAATTATACAAAATATTTTCAATAGATTTGGCTATCTAGAATTTTTTTCATATATTTATAACAAATAAAAAATAAATTATTTCAATAAATAAAGTTAAAAATATATTTAAAGTAAAGCTTGGGAAACCAAGCTTTCTTTATTATATTGCATTTAAATTAAGGTTATAAAAATGGCATTTTGGCTCATAGAAACTAAAGATCAAATTGATTATTTAATTGATAAAAAATACAAAGAAGTATTTGTAGAAATTATCCCATATCATGATAACATACACCCTGCTTTAAACGATGTGTCTTTAGTGTATATTAGACCGTTTAGTGATACTAAAGGTTATATGTTATGTATTGACCATAACGAGGTTGATTCGCTTGATAAAACGTGTGTAGACACATTATTACAAAATATAGATGTGGTATGGGTACGGGATAAAAAAACATCATTATATTATTTTCCAATTAAAGCATTGCATGACCTGTCCCAACTTATTCCTCCGTATATACAAGAATCACCAAAAGCATTCAATTATTTCTATTCAAAATATCCGGATTACTCAAAAATCAATAAAGTAATACCTGTTGCCAAACATTATGAAAAATGTGAACACATTTATAATTATATTCGTAGTGTTTTACCTAATGAATTACCCACTTGGTTTGATTTTTACAACAATAAGGTAGTATTAGCTTTTTTTGGTATTGAAAAAAACGGTATTAAAATTAATAAATATGAATTTGATAAACACTATGAACTTAATCATGAAATATATTCAATCCAAGATGATAGGATATACACCCACTATAACTTGGCTACAACAACACGTAGACCAAGTAACTCTTTTAATAATGTTAACTTCGCAGCCCTAAATAAAGATAACGGTGCTAGAAAAAGTTTTGTATCGGATTATGGGTTTATTGAATTTGATATTAGTGCCTATCATCCTAACATTGTTAGTCGTTTAATAGGATATGATTTTAATAATAAAGATATTCATCAAGAATTTGCTAATATTTACCAAACCAGTTATCGAGAGGCAAAGGAAATTACCTTTAAACAATTATATGGGGGAGTATTTAAAGAGTATGAACATCTAGAATTTTTCCAAAAAGTAAAACAATTTATTGACAATAACTGGAAAGAATTTAATAACTCCGGTCAAGTTATTGTACCAATTTCGGGTTATTGTTTTGAGAAGGATAAACTGGAGAATATGAATCCACAAAAACTACTGAATTACTTTATTCAAAATGTAGAATCAGCATTAAATACTAAAATATTAATGGATATACATAAGCTACTACGAGGACGGGAAACAAAAATTGTGCTTTACACTTACGATAGTTTCCTTTTTCAAATAGGAAAAGGGGAAGAGGAAATTGAACATGAAATAAACAATATATTTAAAAAATACAAATTATTAACAAAAACTAGTTATGGAAAAACATACGACTTTAAATAATCCCGAATATATGTATAACGGATACGATTATGATCCTACAAATACATACGACGTGAATAATAGGCTATTTGCTACTTTTACAGATTTAGATACTCTGGATGATTTAATAGAAAACATTACTAAATCATATTCCATTATGTATAAAAAGATGTTTGTCTTATATGTAAAAAGTACAGATGAGTATGTTATTACTTACAATGTTGAACAAGGTAATATAAATACAATTCCAGAAAATACTATTTTGGTACATAGGAAGAAAGAGAGTAATACTTTGTATAGTTTGAATGCATTAAATGAAGTAATCAAAAGATTAAACGGTGGTGTAGTTGACTCATCTTACCGTGTAAATTGGCAACACTATAAAAACTGTATTTTGTTAACCAACCATAATGAGTTAAAACAATTAAATACAAAGATTTATAAGATTGTTGAAATTTAAAGAAGTCATTTGGCAATCTAGAATTTCATTCGTATATTTATAACAAATAGAAATAATTAACAAAAATGAAAAAAGCAGACAACTTTAATGCTAGCAAATGGCTAGTAGAAAACAAAATCACTACACAATCTCGTTTAAAGGAAGAACCAAGTCAGTTTAATGGTAAAAATTTAGATTTTTATAAAGAAAACTTTAAACTTTTAGGAACAAAAGAAACACTTAAAACTATAGTTTATAAATTTGAGTTCCCACAAGAAATTAATGATAAAGTAATTAGTGATAATCCTGATTACGAAGAATTATATAAAAAACAAAATTCTTTTACAGTTACTATCCCTAAACTTGAAGGATTATACAAACCAGAAGGTTTATTTATACCCCAAGGTAATGCCTTAGAAGATTATCTTAAGACATTATAATAAAATAAAAATCTAAATTCTTAAAAATATTATTAATTAGGCTTGGTTCATCCAAGCCTTTTTTGTATATTTCCGACATTAAACTAATAAATAAATAAATCATGGACATCTCAGCTATTAAACAACGACTAAATTCATTACAGTCGTCAAACACATCAGGCAACAAAGAAAAAATCGATTACACAAAAGTTTACTGGAAACCAAAAGAAGAAGGAAAGTTTCAAATTCGTATTGTTCCTTCAAAACTAAATGCTAAAAACCCATTTCAAGAGGTTTTTGTTCATTATGGTTTTGGAAAATTCCCTATTTATTCCCTTACTAACTGGGGTGATAAAGATCCAATCGTAGAATTTGCTTCTCAATTAAGAAAAACCAATGATAAAGAAAATTGGTCATTGGCTAAAAAATTAGATCCTAAAATGAGGGTGTTTGCCCCCGTTATTGTACGTGGTGAAGAAGAAAAAGGTGTACGCCTTTGGGAATTTGGTAAAGAAATTTACATGCAACTTTTGGGTATAGCCGAAGATGAAGATTACGGTGATTACACAGACATCAATGAGGGGAGAGATTTTACGGTGGATGTAGTTAAAGGGGATGTTGGTGGAAGACAGGGTCTAAAATCATCAATCAGGATTAAACCAAAAACAACTACTTTAAGTGCTGATGCTTCTTTAATTCAAAAGTTTCTTAAGGAACAACCAACATTATTAGAAATTCAACGTAGAATGACTTATGATGATTTAAAAGAAGTATTACAAAAATGGTTATCTCCTGAAGAACCGGAAGAAGGTGCAATTATTGATGACGAAAATGATCTTGAAGTTGAACCAGCATCACCTCCCGCTAAAAGCTATAAACTAAACTCACCAATCCCTCCCAAACCATCAAAATCAGATAAATTTGACTCTTTGTTTGATGAAGAGGGAGAATCTGATGATCTTCCTTTCTAATTAAATTAAAATTATGGCAAAAACTAAGAAAAGCGAATCGCTAACGGCAGCAGTCTCCAAAGAAATTCAATCCAAATTTAATCTTGAGAAATTCAAGGAGAAAAAGATGCTTAACGGTAATGTTAGATTTAAAGAACAAAAATGGATTCCCCTTAGTCCTGCATTTCAAGATGTAACAAGTGTGCCCGGTATTCCTACTGGGCATATTGTTCTACTTCGTGGACATAGTGATACAGGTAAAACAACAGCTTTGATTGAGGCCGCTGTCGCTGCTCAAAAAGCAGGTGTATTACCAGTGTTCATTATTACTGAGATGAAATGGAATTGGGAACACGCAACACAAATGGGTTTACAAGTAAACACACAAGTAGATGAGGAAACAGGTGAGGTTGGGAACTATAGTGGATTTTTCCTCTATGTAGATAGAGAAACTTTAAACACAATCGAAGACGTAGCAGCATTTATTTTGGATTTAGTAGATGAACAGAAAAAAGGTAATTTACCATATGATTTATTATTCCTTTGGGATTCAATTGGCTCAGTACCTTGTGAATTGTCAGTTCGTTCTAACAAAAACAACAACGAATGGAATGCTGGTGCAATGAGTACACAATTTGGTAACAACGTAAACCAAAAAATCACATTATCACGTAAAGAATCCTCCCCATACACTAATACCTTGGTATGTGTTAATAAAGTTTGGACAGCAAAAGCAGAAGTACCTATGGGTCAACCTAAGTTGATGAATAAAGGTGGATTTGCCATGTGGTTTGACGCTACGTTTGTAATTACCTTTGGTAATGTCTCAAATGCTGGTACAAGTAAAATCAAAGCTATTAAAGATGGTAAACAAGTTGAATTTGCTAAACGCACTAACATTCAAATTGATAAAAATCACATTAATGGTATTACAACTCGAGGTAAAATTATTATGACTCCACATGGGTTCATTAATGATACAGATAAAGAAATTAAATCATACAAAGATGAACATGCTGCTGAATGGAGTAAAATATTAGGTGGTATGGATTTTGATATCTACGAGGAAGAGGATGTATTGGAAAGTTCAATGAATATTTTTGAACAAGAACCTGATTAGTTAGATTTAGTTAAAGAAATTTATTACATTCCAATCGTATGAAGAAAAACGAATTATTAAACCTCCTAAATCAGATGGATAAACAAGAAGATGATTCTTCTAGTCCACACAACCGTGTACTTTTGATTGACGGTTTGAATCTATTTTTTAGAAACTTTGCGATGATGAACTTTGTAAATGAGCAAGGTGTTCACATTGGTGGTTTAGGAGGTTTTATTCGTTCTTTAAATTCATTAATAAACCAAATTCAACCAACATCAGTTTATGTTGTGTTTGATGGGATTGGATCCTCAACAAACCGAAAAAATATGCTACCCGAATATAAATCAGGTCGTAATTTGGTTCGTATCACTAATTGGGATGTGTTTGAAAATTTAGAAGAAGAACACGATGCTAAAATAGACCAAATTGTAAGATTGATTCATTATTTGAAATGCCTTCCTGTTAAAACATTAGTTATAGATAAGGTGGAAGC